GGAACGATTGATGTTCCAAAACCCAGCAAGCTGCCAAGAAGAGTTATCACTTCTTACGCCCCTTCGGTAATGGCGATCCAGGCTTGCCGACATACAGCCCAAAGAAAGCTGCCCCCGCACCCACGATAGTGCTGATGAACGCAGCCTGTGCATTGGTTGGATCGGTTAACGCCATGAACCAAACCGTACTTTGATAAAAAGCGTATATGTAGGCAAGCATAATCAGGCGCGGGATTACCCGAAACTTGTCGAGCAATCCCGCCGCTAGATTACACCACGTCGGTGCTTCATCACCAGTATCAGGCACCAAATCAGAAACCAACAATTCATATTCTTTGGAGGTTTCCCGTACCTTGACTTTATCATCAACGTTTGCCATAGGCTACTTATTCTGTTCTTTAAGAAGTTCCAACATAGCTAGATGAGGACCACAAAACAATCGTGCTTGTTGCGGTTGCACTGATAATGGCCGCAACAATAAAAACATAGTCATCAATGCCAAACGAGACATTAACTTAACTCTAACAGGCTTGCTACAACATGCAGTCGATTGGCTGTAGCTGCTTTCACCTTTAAAACTTCAGATTCCTCTACAACTAAAGGTCGTGTCAATAATTCAACCGTTGTATTGGCACCCACCGCCTTAACTTTGGATAAAGAAAATATTGCGGCTGCGGAATTTGTCAGGGTAACCGTAATAGTATCCGCATTACCACTGTCTTCTGAAACCAGTATCGAAGTAACTATAGCCGCCGCAGCTGTTGGACAAGTATATAGCGTAGTCACAGCATCTGTGGTTAGATCAACCTTTGCATTTTTATATGCTCGTGCCATTAGGTCAAAAACCAAGACGTACCAAAAACATCGTCTTCTCCGCTTATTTCAGCAGGAAGCATAACATTATCTAAAGATATTTGTAGATCAGTTAAAATTCGCTGTATTGCTTCACGATCATATACATCGGGGGCAAGAGGAAGCGCGCTTTGTAATATTTTCGCCATTATCTTCGTCCATCTTCGCGAATATCTATACGAGTATCACCTAATGTCCAATCCACATTAGACGTGTCGCTTTGTATTCTTAATACTCCTTGCCTGCCCCGCGCCCTTAGAAAAGCCTGTTTAGTTGAAGCAGTAATAGAGTTTGTAGAATCAGTAGTTAAAGAATCATTTGGGAAATTTCTGGTTTTGAAAATATAATCAACGGCAGGTGTTCCTTCCCCCCCTAGAGCTATATCGGGAAGTATACGATTAACAAACATGAAGTTGTCCCCGTCTCCTATATCAAAATCAGAGGATTCTATAAATGAGGTCATAGCCGATTCATCGTCATTGCTGCCTGTTTCATGGACAAAAATCGTATTACTTGAAGCGCCCCGAGGTTTAATATGTATGTCGGCATCGTTCCAAGCTGTTCTGGATAACGTGCCTATATCCCAAGCATTTTCTGCATAATTAAACTTAACATATCGATCAATGTCTATAGCGTCTTCCGATACGTAGAACCAAAATATTTCACTGAAGAGCCTATTAGACGCAGCAAAAAACTTAAATCGCTGTTCTAGGTTGATGTCCTCAAATACATGCCGCAAAACAGTGCACGGCAAAACATCGATTCGACCTGAAAAAACATAAAAGTTTTCATTATCCATCCAGAATACTGCATCCTTTGCATTAACACCAGCATTTGGACTAATGATAGAAATATTTGAAGCAAGTAATTGAAAACCAAATGTGAATGGAGGGCCTACAAATTTCATTGAATGTATGGCCATATCCGTCCAAACTAGAAACTCTTGGCGCGTTCGTTTAGCTGTAATAATTTCAGAACCACTAGAAATACGCTGGCTTCCAGCGGTGTTGGTAGCTGTGGGGGTCCAATCAAAAGCATTTTCTTGGTCTGACCAACGAACAAGTAATGGATCTAATGTAGTTTCTCCCAAGGCATTAACACCAAAGGCTACAACATGCCGATCTGTAGGAGATAGCGATATTTCGCGCACAAGGGTGGGGGCATCAGATGCGCCTGCTTGGGCTGAAAGAGCAGTAGCCCGTGTAGCAACACCCAAGCCTCTATCCCAATAATAAGGAACACCGTTGCGTGGGCCAAAAATAAGGTCTTCCCCAAAATTATCCTGCCACCAAAGCCTTAGATTTTGGTCTGAAAGAGCAGTTGATGTTGAGGCTGCTCCAAAACTAACAAAATCATTAGCTTCTTTTACCACAGTGCCGTCATCATGTGACGCAGCAACAGTTCCAAAGGCACCCCGACCCACACCAGTATCTATAGTATTGCTGCTTTTTCCTGTGTAACGGATTAATTCATCGTCAATTAACATTAATCCGACAAAGGTAACTGTTGCTCCATTACTATGAACTGCGGCGGTTGTGCCGTCTGCGCCACGCACAAGCTCACTTAAATTATTGCCTGATTGTAGATCATAGGCAATAATTTCACTGTCAATTAGAACATGGCCCCTATCAGGGAAACCACTTGTGCTAGTTAACGGTAGCGTTGTGCTCAATGGGGTTAATGCTGATGTTGTGGTTGTAGAAGCTGTTTCAAAATCGGCAGCACTTGTTAATGTAAAAGATGAATCCCCGGCGCTAATACCGCCAGCATCATTAAGAGTTGTTTGAGAAAATGAAGTAATTAAGCCGCCAAATAATCCTGCACCAAAACCATTTCCTGCTACAAAGGATTCAGTGCCAACGTTAATTTGATAAATGGCAGTTACACTAGCCCCCCCGCCTGAAGTATCACCAGATGAGGCTGTTCCAGCAGTTGTAACTGTATAAGAATTAGCACTTACAATTGAAGTTATTTCAAATTCAGTGTTTATTTGGGCTGCGGTTACACCATCAACTGACGAAGAACCTAGAAAATTTACAAAATCACCCACATTAGCGCCATGACTTGCATCTGTAACAGTTAATATCGCATCCGCTCCCGCATCTCCTGTTGTAAATGGATTATTGCTTAATGGGTTTGCTGTTCTTCGTATTGGTGTTATATCATTAAATGTAGCACCTTCTTCTATGTAAAATTTACTAGATGTTCCAAGGCCCATTAATTTTGAGTTGTCCAATGTGGACCATGTCCACATTGATCTAGCAACACCTTCAAATGTATTTTGACCTAATTTAACCCAACCGCCTAGTTTTTCAGGACGACTTTTCCTAAATCTAATTAAATCAGAATTAAACCAGCCGCCTTCATTAGCATACGCCGTGCTCTCACGATTTAACCCAGGCTTAAATTGTAATTTGGAAATAGGCATGGTGCTTCCAGTATCCTAATATTGGCCCGTCAATATCCAATCTATTCCAGTGCAGCAGGAACATATGCGCTGATGTCATCTGTATTCTCTAGCGTAGCCAGATGTGTCTCAACAGCAGGAGGAAGATCCCTCAAAGCAACCTTCTTAGCAGCTACGGCAGCTTTATCTGACCCAGTTGGGTGAACACCTTCATCAGCCAGTTGATATTCGAGATCAAGTTCTTTTAGTTTCTCGTTACGATCACCACGGATTTCCTCCAGCCGTTCTACACGGGCTTTGGGTAGACGCCATTCGTGCGTCTTCAGGTCTTCTACGCTGATTTCGACCATCAACGTATCGGCATCCGGTACGATTTCCGGTGTGATTATGTTGAAGTCATCATCAAGTTCAGCAGGAATGGTTGCTGCCTCTACGGCGTCTGCGATGATCCCGCTGACTGATCCGGCGTCACCGACCACAGTAACTGTGCCGTTGGCGTTCAAAATTATCTCGTTACTCATTTTCAAGTTCCCCAAATGCGATAGCGTTCATATAATTATCGTCAGTTAAAGTTCCACTAGAGTTTCGGCTTTGAATATTCATTTTAAAACGAGTAGAAGTTCCGCCAACTGTTGTTTGTCCTGCCGCTCCCCAACCAACCTGAACCCCACCACCAAACATGGCTGTACCAGAATTAGGTGCCTTAAAAGGAATTGCAAAAGCCACTTCATAATTTCCAGTACCTAAATCCGTAAGAGATTTCACGTTATAGCTGGCATGAATTTTAACCGTGCCACCGCCATCAAATTGGCACCACGCCTTCGCCTTGCTAAGATCAACACCTCCCGGCATATCACTAGCCAGACCCCGCACCATCTCGTTGACCTGCCTTTGGTCAACCGCTGGGGCAGTGACGTAGGCATTGGCCGAGTTCTGTTCAGCCCGTAAGGCTCCCCAGAGCTTGCCCTTTTCGGATGAGCCGGAATTGACGGTGGGCTTCGAGTCAATCGCAAGGCCGTCCCAGATGGATATGGAATCGCTCTGGGTGACCAGAACCTTACCCGTCAGTGGATCAACATCAACATCCAGTACGGCATCGCTGGCCCCTTGCAGGAGACATTCGGCAGAGGCGACGAACATTGGTTTTTCTGCATCGTACATCTGGCGGATTTGAGTAGCGGATGGGACGGTAGCGGAAAGCCTGACGAGTGCCATAGTGGAGGAAGTTGCTGGGGATAATCCTGCGGCAAGCCCCCCTAAAGTCATCGTACCAGAGGCGTTGGTTATGGTAGAAGCAGTGCTTGTTGACGCGGAATCTTCTTTCACACCGTCAACCCAAACACTGACTTCATCAGCACCGTCCGGGTCCCATACCATGACACAGAAGTGCCAAACTCCGTCATCTATGGCAGTCACAGAAGTTGCCCGATAGACGGATGATCCGTTCATTTCATTGCGGAACAACCCTCCGGCGGTCATCTCAATGGCCCACCCCGGACTTGAGCCAGCATTTGTGTATGAGTGTAGGTACTCAAGCGAACCTGCTCCGCTGGATTTGATCCAGCCCATCCATGACATATTTCCTGTGCCGAAATCAAAGTCTGCATCATGGGCGCGGCTAAGATAATTCGATGAACTAAACCCGCTATAGCCTTGCAGTTCGGCTCCACTGGCCACTGCGGCAGCGGTGATCGAGCCGTTGGCTGTCAAAGTATTACCCTTGTAGCTGCGATCCGCTGTTGCGCTGTTGGCCAGCCATGCGCCACGGATGTCGCCAAGCAGATTGCCGGTGTTGTATGTTGTGGTAATAGCTGCGGTGCTACTGTCGTAATGACTTACACCGCCTGTAGATTTTTTGCGTCTCAGTAGGGTGAGTCCTGTACTATCCGCCGCAGCGCCTCGCCCATTAACCATTGACAGTGCAGCGTTTGCGCCAAGGCCATATGGGAAGCTGTCGCTAGCCATAAAACGGTCAGTGTCTATGGTATCTGAGGTTATGGTGCTTATTGGCGCACTGTGGCGCATTCTCGCACCAGTATATTCAAAGTAGATTCGCCCATCATCAATACTGATACCATTAGAGGGCGTTGTTCCTGAACCATTGTCCCACACATTCCCAGTTTCCGTAACAACTGA